TTTGGCCAGACACTTATGCTAAATGGCGAAACGAATGGTATAACAGACTACACGACTACTATTCTAAGATGGCATAAATATGTAATAAACAAGGAGATCTAAAGTGGCTGTCATACAGTTATCAAGAATTCAAATTAGACGAGGACAAAAGAACCAAGGCACTGGCCTTCCGCAACTAGCAAGTGGAGAACTTGGTTGGGCTGTTGACACCCAAGAATTATATATTGGTAATGGGAGCTTGTCAGAAGGTGCTCCCATTATTGGCAACTCCAAAATTCTAACAGAGCATGATAATATCTTTTCTTTATCAGATGCTTACTCGTATAGAGAAACAGATGTACATATACAAACTGGCAGCTCTGCTTCTGCTCCTACCCGTAGATCTCTTCAAGATAGATTAGATGATCAAGTATCTATAAAACACTTTGGTGTTATAGCAGACGAGAATATTCCTGTTGGTGCTGATTTTCAGCGAGCAATAGATCAGCTATACATTAACAATGCTACAAAAGGTGATCCTCTTTCGAGAGTTTTACTGTATGTAGATCCAGGAATATATAATATTGATCAAACATTGTACATCCCACCATTTGCTACAATAATTGGTGCTGGTCCTGAAAAAACTATACTAAGGTTTACTGAAGCGGGAACAGTAATGATGACAGTAAATGAACTCAGCCAGCCGGGCTCTCCTGCACTAGACGAGGTAGCAGTAGATTCTGCAACTACCTATAATAATCAAGCTAGATATATACAACTAGAAAATTTATCTATTGAGACAGAAAATGGTAGTAATGGACTACATGTAAACTCATGTGTACATTCAACTTTTAAAAATTTAAAGATATCATCTAACTGGAATATTGGATCCACTATCCCTAGTATTGTGCAAGGAGAATTGCCAACTCATACAGGTATATTATTAGACTCACTTTCTCCAATTGTTAGAACTGATAAGAATATATTTGACAATATTGTTATTACAAACTTTGCTTATGGTGTAGGCGGTAACCAACATATAACAAATAATTTTTTTACTAATTGTCATTTTAAGACTCTAGGAAAAGGCATCATTTTTGGAGCACAACAAAATGGCGATGCCGAGACTCCAAAATTCAATAAAATTTCTAGTAGTACATTCCAAGATATCCACGACGAAGCGATCTTAATAGAGCGAGGAAAATATAATCAATCAGAAGGTAATAATTTTATGTTAGTAGGTAATCACGGAGGTAACGAATATCTATCTGAAATGCCTATAATACAAATGAACGAAGTTGGTAATGAAAGCATTGATGATTATTTTGCTAGAACAGACTTATTAAGAACAGAATTTGATATAGCGTCTACTTATGTAGCAGAAGTAAAAGGTAACCTTAACCAAACAATGGGACATACTGTTGAGGCAACAATCTTCACCTCACCAACACCTGCCAATATTATACGCTTTCCTGCAGAGCAAAATCAAAGTTATGAAATTGAATACTATATGTATAATCAAAGTTATGACTTTCAGCGCACAGGAAAATTAAATCTACTATGTGATAAAACTGGCCTAGATAAAGTATACATTTCTGATTCATATGATCAAATTGGAGATGTTGATTATGACACTCCGGATACATACTTAATATACGACATATACTTTTCGGCTGAATTTGTAAATGATGGAACAAGTGCAGAACCGGTATATTCAATATACCTTAAAGCTACTAGTTCGTTTGCAGCTCCGACGTATTTCAGATATAAACTTATCAATCATAAAATAAAAATTTAATGTTCACAGGAAAGGTATACGAAGATCGCCTTGCATCTTGGGCTGTTTTCAGAAGTTCCCTTAAAGATTTAGATAGTGCAATAGACCTAGTTATCAAACAATATAAAGATGTAGAATTACATAGTCAGCGATATGATCCATGGGATTATGCAAATTGGCCTAGTCCGTGGACACTTATCTTTGACAATAAATACTGTTTATTCACAAAAACATTAGGAATGTGCTACACACTTCAATTAGGGTTGGGCATAAACGACATAGAATTATTTATTGTAAAAGATGAAGATCTACAAACACAATATGTTGGCAAAATTAACAATTATATATTAGGATTAAATGATGACGTATACGAAGTAACTGATGTTATAGACACCCTTTCTATTCTTAACTCATACACATTGGCAGAATTAAATTAGGAGTTTTCATGTCCATTAGCATCACAAAACGAACAGGAATGTCAGAGCCACTTGACATTGATAAAATACATAAGGTGGTAGAATTTGCTTGTGACGGATTAGCAGGTATTAGTAGCAGTCAAATTGAAATGAACGCAAATTTACAGTTCTATGACAAAATGACAACAAAAGAAATACAAGAAGTATTAGTTAGAAGCGCAAATGATTTGATTTCGCTAGAACATCCTAACTATCAATATGCCGCAGCAAGATTATTATTATATGGCACATACAAAGAAGTATTTGGGGAATACGCAACTATACCACTAAAAAATCTAATTGAACAAAACATTAACTCAGGCGTATACGATCCAGAAATATTAGAGTTATACACAGAAGAAGAACTCCACAAACTTAACACATATATCAGTCATAAACGAGATGAGAACTTTACCTATGCAGGATTGCGCCAAGTAGTAGACAAGTATCTCTGTCAAGATAGATCATCAGGACAACTGTTTGAAACTCCGCAGTATATGTATATGATGATTGCTGCTACACTGTTTGCACGTTACCCAGACGAAACTCGCTTACATTATGTTCGCCGTTACTATGATGCAATTTCTCTTTTCAAAATTAATGTACCTACACCTATCATGGCAGGTGTTAGAACGCCAATGCGACAATTTGCAAGTTGTGTCCTAGTTGACTCCGATGACACACTAGATTCTATTTTTTCTTCAGATATGGCAATTGGCAAATACATAGCACAGCGAGCAGGCATTGGCATCAATGCTGGCAGGATACGTGGCGTTAACTCTAAAATACGTGGCGGAGAAGTAGCACACACCGGTATAATCCCGTTCTTAAAAAAGTTTGAGTCTACTGTTCGTTGCTGTACACAAAACGGTGTACGTGGAGGATCTGCAACAGTACACTTCCCACTATGGCACCAAGAGATTGATGACATCCTTGTTCTAAAGAATAATAAGGGTACAGAAGATAATCGTGTCCGTAGGCTAGACTACTCTATTCAGCTTAACAAAACAATGTATGAAAGACTTCTGTCTGATGGCGAGATTACATTGTTTAGCCCGCACGATGTGCCTGACTTGTATGAAGCATATTTTGGCGATGCTGAAACATTTCGTGTCTTGTATGAAAAGTACGAACGAGCAACATCTATACGGAAGCGTAAAGTAAAAGCAATGGATTTATTCTCTGCCTTACTGAAAGAACGAGCAGAGACAGGGCGCATCTATATTATGAATGTGGATCACTGTAATTCACACTCATCATTCCAAGATACAGTTTACATGAGTAACTTGTGCCAAGAGATAACATTGCCTACCAAACCTATTACACATATTGATGGTACCGATGGTGAAATAGCATTATGTATTTTGAGTGCTATAAATGTGGGCATACTTAAAGATCCTCGTGAGCTAGAAGATCTCTGTGATATCACAGTACGAGCTTTAGATGAGATTATTGACTATCAACGTTATCCTGTACTAGCAGCAGAATATGGGACAAAGGCAAGACGCTCGTTGGGGATAGGCTACATAGGATTAGCGCACTACTTAGCAAAGCAGCATTACACATATGACAACCCTGAAGCACTAGATGCCGTACACAGGCTTACAGAATCATTTCAATATTTCCTATTGAAGGCAAGCAATAACTTAGCAAAAGAGAAAGGCGCCTGTACTGGCTTCCAACAAACTAAATATGCCAAGGGCATTCTGCCCATTGACACTTATAAGGTAGAGGTAGACGAACTTATCCAACCAACTACCCGGCAGTTAGTATATGATTGGGACGAGTTACGTGAATCTATTAAAGAACATGGATTACGACACTCTACTTTGTCGGCACAAATGCCATCTGAAAGTTCTTCAGTCGTATCTAATGCCACAAATGGCATTGAACCACCACGTGGTTATTTAAGTACTAAGAAGTCTAAAAAAGGACCTCTTAAACAAATCGTTCCGCAGTATCAAAGCCTTAAATCATATTATACACTACTTTGGGATATGCCATCTAATGAAGGGTATATCAATATTGTAGCAGTCATGCAAAAGTTCTTTGATCAAGCAATTAGTGGTAACTGGAGTTACAATCCTACTCACTTTGAAAACAACGAAGTTCCGTTGAGTACAATGTTACGAGATTTACTTACCACATACAAGTTAGGATGGAAGACAAGTTATTATCAAAATACATATGATTTTAAAGTAGATCCTAACGAACTACAAGAACCACAAAAAGAACTAGAACTAGTAAACATCAACGAAGACGAAGAAGCTTGCGAGTCTTGCGTTATTTAAGGATAAAGAATGAGAACAGTATTTAATAGAGATAAAGTAGATTACACCAAAGAGAATATGTTTTTTGGTGCGCAACAGGGTACACAAAGATATGATTCATTTAGGTTTCCTCAGTTTGATAAACTTAATCAAACTATGCTTGGATATTTTTGGAGACCAGAAGAAGTATCATTACAAAAAGACAGAGCAGATTATCAAAACTTTCGCCCTGAGCAGAAACATATTTTTACATCTAATCTAAAGTATCAGACATTGCTAGATTCTGTACAAGGACGTGGACCGTGTCTAGCTTTCCTGCCGTATGTATCCTTGCCTGAGCTTGAAGGGTGTATTGTTACATGGGATTTCTTTGAGATGATCCATTCACGCTCTTATACTCATATTATGAAGAATGTGTATGCTGATCCAGCAGAAGTATTTGACACAATACTCGATGACGAGAATATTATTAAGCGAGCGCAATCTGTTACACGACATTACGACAAGTTTATGCAGTTGGCAACAGATCCTACAATAGATCCACGTATTGTCAAAAAGCAGTTGTTCTTGGCTATGATGACAGTAAATATCCTAGAGGGATTGCGATTCTATGTGTCATTTGCTTGCACGTTTGGATTTGGCGAGCTAAAGTTCATGGAAGGATCTGCTAAGATTATATCTCTTATTGCACGTGACGAAGCACAGCATTTGGCAATATCAACACACATATTGAAGCTATGGATGCAAGGCAAGGATGATCCTTTAATGTCACAAATAGCAGGAGACTGTGAAGAAGAAGTATACAACCTTTGGCGTGAGTGTGTAGCAGAAGAAAAGGAATGGGCAGATTATTTATTTAAGGACGGCTCAATGATTGGCTTAAATACTACATTGTTAAATCAGTATGTAGAATACATAGCTAACAGACGATTAAGAGCATTAGGTTATAATACAATATTTGATCAGCCTGTAAACACAAATCCTCTGCCATGGACACAACACTGGTTGACAAGTTCAGGGTTGCAGGTCGCCCCTCAAGAGACAGAGGTAGAATCATATATTGTAGGCGGTATTAAACAGGATGTAAATAAAGATACATTGAAAGGATTTACACTATGATTGAGATATGGGGAAAGGACGCTTGTCCAAATTGTAATAAAGCTCAGATGTTCTGCGCCACACGTGGTCTGGAGTATACATACAAAAAGCTAGATAGAGATTTTACACGGGAAGAAGTGATGGACAAGTTTCCAGGAGAAAAAGTACTTCCACAGGTAATTATTAATGGTAAGCATATTGGCTCATATGACAAAATGGTTACCTATATTGAACAAATGATACTATAAAGGAATTATGTTAATTGAAGCATCTTATCAAAATGGTGATGTAGTAACTATCAAAACAACAGGCGGAGAAGAGATTATTAGTCGCCTTATTATTGAAGAGAACGGAATACTAACTGTTAGCAAACCAATGACAGCAGTAGTACACGAACAAGGTATTGGAATGATGCCTTACTTAATGACAGTGAGTCCAAACACAAATGTGAAACTAAATAGAAGTGGCTTATCTGTAGTGGCAAAAACAGCAAAAGAGATTGCAGATGAGTACACACGACAAACAAGTAACTTATCTATACAAGGAACATTATGACATTACATGAACAAATAAAAGAGGCATATAGTGCCTATATGGCCGAAGCACAGACCTTCGACGATAAAGGTGTAAAGATCGCTGCAACCCGTGCTCGTAAAGCACTTGGTGATTTATCCAAACTACTTACTGCTCGCAGGAAGGAGATACAGGATAAAAAAAATTCTATGTAGGTCAGACTAACGTCAACTTACTCAACGGGCGGTTCAATCACCGCCCCGTTAAATATCTTTCTAACTGTTGTTATTAAGTTATTAAAGATCTTTTATCAACAAGTGAGTCAATCACTCCCTCGTTAACTTATCCCAACCTCAGTATAGCTATACCCAGCTAACGAGGTAACTCAAAAGAAAGACGGCCGTACAATCCAATGAGCTAAATATAAACAGTTAAATAAAATAAACACACTTATTAACTGTCTATAATATTATTGTATACGAGATTTCTAAAAA